TGACCGAAGCCCTGACCGAAGCCCTGACCGAAGCCCTGACCGAATCCCAGACCGAATCACAGACCGAATCACAGACCGAATCACAGACCGAATCCCAGACCGAATCACAGACCGAATCACAGACCGAATCACAGACCGACTCCCCGACTAAATCCCTGACCGAATCACAGACCGAATCCCTGACCGACTCCCAGACCGACTCCCAGACCGAATCCCATTCCTTTAGAAGTGCTATATCTGCTTCTGTGACCTTTACCACCTTGTTTAGCAGGTTTTTGATTTTTTTGGTAACAAGGGCAGGAACAATATTTTTGAAGTTAAGTGTGTTCACCCAATTTTCCGCTGCTTCGTGATCATGCCCTTCTACAGGCGTATCTAACGTGAACTTCTTCGTCAAAGGGTTATACTCATACTTTGACCATCTATCCTGCCTATTAGCCGGGACATTATTGCCTGTCAGTATCCATGTATGAGAATCGGGAGAGTCATCTGACTTATTATCAATAAGCGCCTTTCTTACCGACCAATCAGAATACAAGAAATTGCCATATCCATCCCCAACAAAACTAAAAAATTTACACATAATTTACCTTCCTTTGGTTTCTCAACCCCTACATTCCATTCAACTTCCAATAAATATTCCATGCAATAAGGGGCAGAATAAATCCACCTATAATTACACCCCCAAAAAACCATACCATATCTAAACTCATAAGCTACCTCCTTAACTCTCTATATATCATACCACGGTTGCTCCCCAGTGTCAAGTAGTTTTTGCTCTTCTGTCACATATTTCGCTTTATTTTCTACTTTCATGGCTTTCCAAGAATCTTTGAGTTTCTTCCACTCTCCGTTAGCTTTTAACTCCCGCATAATAGCCCTTTTACACTTGGGGCATACCTTAAACTTCTTCGATATAAAGCACAGCCCTATAGATTTAGGGGTTATATTGTCTTTTACATATGCTCCACAGAAAGTATAATGCCGTTTCTCTAGTTTTCGCTGTATCTGAACTTTCTTAGATGTGTCCCATGCTTTCTGTGTAAGGATCATATACTGACTTTCATTGTATAGGTGGTATACCCCTTCTACCGTTCTAACCCATAGCCCGTATTTGTTTGGTGCAAACCCCGGCATGAAAGGATCCCCGAAGGGGATACGGGGCATCTTTGGGTTGGGCACCTTACTCATACTACCATACCATTTTCACCTACGAATCCTATAGTCTTTAACTGACTCCAGTTCGCATCCACGTCACCAGCTTCCTTCTCAATCTGTAGATTAACCACAATCCAAGGCCAGTGTTCCTTGACTGCTATTATAAAGTATTTCCACACTAGATAGTCAAGATACTCTTCCTCAGCAGGATTGCAATCGAAATCAGCCGCATCATGTACTTCGGCCCATGCGTATGTATCCATTTTCTTTTCTTCAAGTTCCTTACACACCTGATTCAAGGCCCATTGCATAATATGGTATGAATCTCCTTGAACACATCCATTGAAAGAATTGTTTCTGGACATAGGTGCTTGTAATCTGAATCCCGTAAATGATTCAAGATACCCATCTTTCTGGTAGTTTCGCCATTGCTGTTTCCGCCAAGAATCATGCACAGCAAATCGTTCTGTCCAGAGAATTTCCTCTGCTATATGAACACGGTTTTCAAACTGTTTGTATGTATTTATACCTTTAGATGCAAGATGATCTATGAGACCTTCATCTTGTGCAAGTTCCCAGCAATCTGGTGCCGTTTGTTTATAATAGCTGCCATAAAATGAACTGAAGACAAAGGCACTTTTAATTCCTGAGCGAACTCTTTTTGTTACCTCGCTTTCTTCTAGCATAAAAATATCTGCTGCGGAAGATCTGTGCATGTCTTTCGTTGTATCAGATGAAAATGCAATTAAATTCTGATCCCCACTATGGCAGGCATTAATAAGTACTTCTAGTGATTTATAATCATAAGAAATAAGTTTATGTCCTTTACGCGGTAATACAAGAGAAGTAATCATTTGTTTGGCTTCCTCATCTCGCTTTGGCAAATTTTGAATATTTACCGCCGTGCATGAACTTCTAAAAGTATCTACACCATTGAGTTTGAACCATGAATGCACCACCCCATCGACGACCTCAGTCTTATACTGATTAATATATGTACCCAATAGTTTTTTCAGCTTCCTATGTCGAATTATTTTTCGTACAAAAGGCAGACCTATCTTTAAGAGAGTTTCTGCATCTACACTTGGTTTCTTTGCCTCAGTGAAACTAAAGGGTTTAACTTTGAGGATATCATAAACAAGATGAGACATTTGCGGAGCGGAGTTAAAATTAAATTTAGTATCCCCATCCCATTGTTTAACCTCATCAGAACTCATAACATCTGCTTCTGCTTGTTCTATTTTTTCCTCTAATTCTTTTGTCACAATATTAAACTGCTCTTCATTTAAGACAAATCCATTCTGTGTACATTTAGCAAGCGTAGGAACACTTTCCATAAGCATATCGAATCCTGAGCGCATAAACTCTGTAAGACGGGCATCTTGCCGTTCATAAAGTCTATAAGTAAAGAGCGAATCCAAAGCGTTATAAAGAAGAAGATCTTCCATGGGAATTTCATCAATTCTATTGAATGCATTGTCGCCATATAATTTAATATCTGCATCAGATGCTTTAAGATAAGGATCCGCAGTCTCGTCATATCCGACGACACCAAAAGAAGCATATGTACAAAACTTCAACCCTGTAGGAGCATTGTTGTAAATACAGTGAGCAGCCAGCATAGTATCAAAATAACACTCTGTGAACCAATACCCCTCAAGTTCTTTTGTCCAAATATATTCATATGTCATATTGTGGGCTATCTTTTTTATAGAGGATAGTAGTAATGTCTTCCACGCTTCCTTAAAGGTTTCATCCTTAAAAAACGGAAAGGAATAGGATATATTTCTGTTAGATATAGAGGCACATGTAATTTTATGTCCTTTTTTATGGGGCTTCAGACCTGAAGTTTCATAGTCCAGTGCTACTTTCCCCCAGCTCATAGCCTCCGCAATCCACCCTAAAGCAACATCTACGTCCTGAGTTGTTTTACACAACGAGACGTAATCCACCACCTCGACCTTCCGAGTATAAAGGGAGCATGCGTTATAAAGGTGGTCTTTCCACAGGTTAAACACCGCTCTATCTCGTTCCCAGAGAGGTTTACCTCGTTTTCCATCATCATACTCTTTCGTGTCCATAAGCTCTTCCACAGACCACATAGGGCATATCCACACTGATAGTTCCTGATCTGGAATGCATTCTCCATAGAATTTGTTATAAGGCGTGCCTGTAAGCCGTCCACTAATACGAGGATGGACTATAGCGTCAAACGGAGTGGATCCAAGTAGGATAACTACATTGGGGTCTAGTCTTTTAAGGAAGCGTTTTAATCGAGGGGCACAATACCCGACCTCCACCTTCTTCGGGTGCCGGTTTCGGGGGGTGCGGCAGCCTAAGACAGGAATATAGTAGCAATCCTCTTCCAAGTTGATGCCTATATCGTCCAAAGCGTGAGTGAGAAAAGTATAGTCTTTACCACAGGATAATTCTCCTGTGTCATCTTGGTCAAATTCAGGATGAGAATAAAGAATGGCTATGCCTAGTTTTCCTTTTCCTGTATAGGAAAGGTGCGGCGTATGGCACGTATCTATGAGACCACATTCTGAGCAATCTTCACGTGCCTCTTTAATTACTTCACCCACATCTTTTTTGAAAAAACCTTTCTTGGCCATTATATTACCACCTTGTTGTATTGGAGAGGATAGAATTGAACTATCGACCTTGACCTTATAAGGATCCTGCTCTAACCGACTGAGCTACTCTCCAGAGTTCCCCGTTTCTTGCATCGGGGAGTTGCACAAATGCTATATTACGTTATTTTGCTTCAAAAACTGCTCTATCCTATTCCGTGATGCACTACCTGTGTGCCTTGCTACCTCTACTCCGTCTTCTTGGATAATGATAGTAGGGACACACCTGATGTTGTACTGCTCTACACGTGGATCTTCGTCATAGAGACGAATTTCCTTTACATCAGGAAAGAACACCTTTACCTGTGGTAGCATAACTTTACAGCCACCACAATAATCCGTTTTCAGGAATAATACTTCTTTCATTTTATTCGCAAGTCAGTAATAGTGTTTCCACCAGTAACCTGCGGGAACCCTTGTACATCCCATGAGTACAGCCATACACATTCATTTTGACTCCTTCTTAAAAAAGGACATAATAATTTTAATCTCAGTATAAATACTAAGAATAACCAACAGATAGCCACCGACCATGAATAACGTACTAGCTACTCCGAGCAAATACGGCACCACAAAAATATCTACTATGATAATAGAAATCATGGCAAATATCTTCATAAAAATCTTGTCCACTATGACACCCCCTCTTGAATCCAAAACAACGCCAAAACCCTTTTCATATATATACCTCCTCAGGTTCTCTATGTCAGGAAAAGTATTAACTCTCCTGACAAAACATATTCTACACTATTTGCTCTTCTATGTCAAGCTCTCCTGCGTCTTTACTTGCTGATTCATTCAAGAAAAATCGCTCACTCTTGAGTTTGAATACTGTGATCTCTTTGGCTTCTACACGAAGGACTATACCCTCATCTGGCATCTTCTTACAAAGATTATCCTGTGCATCTTTTTCAAGATAGTGTTCTTTTAATAGAGACATAAATTCTACTCTCCATGCTGGGAGATCTGTTATGGATGAATATGTGTGTTTCCAATCAGACGCTTTACCATAGTAGTATTCTTCCACCATAGGAACGCCGAGTTCCACACACCGTTCTTTCATGGCTGCCCATCCGTACTCAAATACCACACCGTCTTCGTTTGTCTGCGTAATACGGTAGACGGCAATCTTGTAATCCCCCGGTTTGCATCCATAATCATAATTCTTCTGGATAAACGTCTGTGTCCCCGGCATATACCCCACAATTTCGTAGTAGACAGTTTCACCTTTATTCAGTTTACCCAAGAAATTCGCCCCACCCACAGTAGACCAAAGATCTGTAAAATCGCCCTCGGTGACGTTCTTAATAACCGTTCTGGAAGCGTATAGATAGTCGTACATGGTGTTTTGTACAGAAATGCCTAGCTTGCTGAGAAGCTTTCCAACAAGTGTAAGTGGTTTCTTAACAGGCAGGCGGCCACAAATCGCACTTGTGCCATGAATTTTACGGCTAATAGAAATAATGTCATCTGTGTTGATCTTATGCAGATTCCTTGCAAGCTGTTGTGTATCCACATGGAAATGAAACAACTCGGGGATAACCCGTGATGGCTTCTTTGCATTCTTAGCATGCCCCATCTTACTGCTGCGAGAGCCTTGTGGAGTCACTTCTGGTACCCATTTCTTACAAATTTCTACACCGTCGATATGAGTGAAACTTTCTGGAATATCTTGTTTTGACATCCCGTATAATACCTCAATAGGGACGCAAAGACCATTTGAGATAACTCCTTTGAGTTTAATACACCGCACACGGTTGCCTTTTGCAAGGTATGTCTTGAGTTCTGGGCGATAATTAAGGAAAGTGTCACTGAGGCACATATTACTGTCAAAGTAAACTACCTCTGTACCTTCCACCGTATCCACACCTACTACTACGTCTGCAATAGGTACTCCTGCTAGTGTTACCGATGCTTGGACGATTTTGTCGGCACCTTCAATTTTCCTGATGTTAGCTAAAAACGCTCTAAATGCTTTGTTATTATCCATTATAACTTCTCCTTTATTGTAAAGTTACTTTAGCAGATAACTTTGAATCCACACAAAACTTACCCATAGCCAGACATTGCAGCACTATAGCCGTATCATACGTCTTTGGCTCGTATCTGTCAACTATCGATTTTACGTGTAGTATCCCTTTACTACGTTCCTCTTTAGTGTTATACAACGCCAGCAACTTCGCTACGTGTCCCAATTTACGCTTATCTTCCGCTACGTTCGCCTCACTCAGCTCCCCGTCATCTTTATCCCCCACATAATTACTCTGCGACGGGGTAGAAATATGTATATTCCTCATCTGTGCTATACGGCGCAAATTCCTAAAGATATAGTCCAATCCGTGACGTACTTCCCTGTTTCCGGCAGACATAAGGTCTGCGTAATCAATCAAAAGGACGTCAGTATTCCACCCTTGGTAATACATCAAATTGTCTAGCAATGCGTCTATAGTTTCAATAGTCGTGGCTTCTGCAGGCATAAAAAAGAATTTCATGCCTCCCCCGCCTGTACGCATCTTAAACTGGTTTTCCAATTCCCCTAGATTACTGAGGTTTATCCCCTCTTTTTCCACCATATCATGCATAACAGAGAATATAGTGTCTTCCCTGTCTTGCTCCCCAGCTTCCCTCTCAGAATGAAAGGAGGGGACGGAGATAGACCTTGGAGTACGGGTTTCCCATTGCAGAGACATAGCTTCACGTCCTATAGCCTCTTCTTTACGCATTTCGAGAGATATATACGTGACTTTGCACCCTTGCATCATAGCCTGTTCACCTGTATAGAGTGTGGCCCAAGACTTTCCGGCTTTTGCCCTTCCTAGCCAACAAGATACATCTCCACGGTAGAAATCATTACAAACAAGCCCTAAATCCCCCGGTATAGTGAATAAAGGCGTACTTCCTGTAGTAAGAGCCTCTATAATGGCAGCATGATCATGTAGGATGTCTATTCCCGTATCCTGTGGTATCCCCGGCTGCGTATATGTGGCTATGAGCTGTTCTGCCTTTTCTATCTCTCCTGCCAGCATACACGCCTCAAGGCGTTCCTTAAATAGAGAGACAGAACACCTACGGATATATTTTTCTGAGTTATCTACAAAGTAGTCTATATTGGTATATTGCTCGGGATCATAATCGTCACTCAAACTACCAAGAAACTCACCTATAGATGTAAGCACCTCTTCATCAGCAACATAAGCACGTTTTTGTTCAAATATGCTTTGTATGCTATCTTTCGGTGCCTCTTTATACTTCTCATAATACTCCATAACCCATGCTACAATTTCCCTAGAATACGCTGATTGCATATACTGTGGTTTAATTATAGGGATAATCTTAGTACACACTACATCTGACATAAGTAGAAGTGTGATAAGGGTGCGTTCTACACTTAAATCAATTGTTTCTCTCTTCACTTAATCTCCTTGATTAAACTTACTCAGTCATCTTAACTAGTGTGATCTCATCTTCTGCTAGAGAAAAGACATGTCCTAGTAAGGCATATTGTGCGGTTTCGTCTCTTCTTATCTTTTCCTGACTTATGTATAACTTAAACAGGTCTATTACTTCTTTTTCTGTATGATACGTATAACATCTATGATCTACTTCTGATAAGTCTCTTTTTGTAAAGATGACCGCATCCATAGTATGGCATAGATACTCTATATCATTTCCGTATCGGATTTTTCCTCTCCAATTATCTCTTCCCATACAAAGTGTCTCAAATTGCATAATTCCTCCTTAATCTACATATAGTCGTTTATACAACTCTTCTTTATCTTTATCCGTGAGTTTATCTTTTTCGAGTGCTGCGACCAATTCATTCCTGTAAGTAGGATCTCTTCCTTCCCAATCCAAGAAACATCTCACTATTTGCATAAGGGGAATTTTGTACCCTCTAGCCATATACTTAGAAATCCTTGTAACCTCTGCTATAGGGCAATGGATATTCTTGATAATGAGGATGTGATCCCTCTCGTTATTTTCAAAATCCTCATCTCCCCTAGCTTTAATTTCCATACCATCAGAAAGGTAGATACCACATCGGGCTATAGTAAAATCAAAGTTTTCCAAGATCTTATCTATATCCCCAAAAGTATGAAGATGTCCATTCTCTATAGGCTTAATCAAATTGATAGGAGGATGAAGTGTGTCTGACGTAATAGCATACGTAAATACACACGAGACATCATTTTCTTTTGACTTGATATATAACAACTCTTTAAGACGTGTTTCCAAAAGAGGAAAACTATCTTTAGAGAGGAGGTATATATCAATATCCTCTGACGGAATAGGGGCAGTACAAGGAGAGCATACAACGCGTGCAAACCCCCCACAAATAAATGCCTCTTTACCACATATCTGATGAAGGATATTCTTCACCAACTCCGGCCTACGAACTTCCAAATTTATCATCTACATACCTCCCTAGCTAATTGCTTATAATAATCACACACTTCATATTCAGTACATACAGGTAGAATTTCCCGATCTGTGTAATAATTAGTATGGACGTGACATCGGTTGTTTTTTAACGCATCCACATACCTGTTTTGGCAACTATAACATACTGTATTTTGTGGCACTTCTGCCAGATAATCTTTTTCCATAATTTCCTCCTGTTTCCCATAATGTCGCTGAAATTCCTCTTCTAATTCCATAAAGGATCACGCGCCACTTGCATATAATAGGCATCTTTCTCTTTACGAACCCTATCTCTATGCTCTTGGACGCACAGAACATACTTGATAGACTCATCCTCATCAGCCATCTGGATAAAAGAATCGTCCATCTCAAGGTCTAGTTCTGTGTCGTCCATCATACGGAGACGACTTCTGTACTCATCATACTCCATAGAGTCCATTATTTTTCTCCTACTACTTTAATTTTGTAACCAAGAGCCTTTTCGATATCTGTAATAGTCATGGTCTTTTCTTTCTTGGTAGGATCCTCTGTGTAAAAAGTGTCCACTACAAGCGTACATGTACATGCCCTAGTATTGGTAACGGGAGGAATAATAATCCCCTTCGCACCCAGCATAGTTCCATCCTCTGCCTTAAATAGAAAAGTATATAGGTTGCCTCGTTTGTTATACACTACCTGTCCATACTTGAATTCTGTTTCTTTTGCCAACTGTGCTTTGCAGAATTCATATCGTGCTCTAGAATCATTCCCGCAAAGATGTGTTGCAGGGCACTTACTACAAAGCTTAAATTCATAAGGACTACTCCCCATATCACATCGGGGATTTCCCCTTTCATAACTGTCTACTATGTACTGATAAAATTCTTTTACTGTCTTCAACTTATTCTCCTTTGGCTTATTCGCGTCAATATATGCCTGTGCGGCTTTGATAGCATTATCTGTGAGCTTTCCATATCTATCCTTACAATTACAACGTAATGCAGGACAATATGTCCCATCACACGAACACCAAAACCCAGTACAGTTATGGTTTTTCATAATATGTTCTGCTTTTTCTAACGTTGTCATACTCACCCCCTTATTTCACTATCTTAATATCATATCCCAAAGCTTTTTCAATTTCACTCTTGGTCATCTCTTTGACTTTCCACCGACCAGAAAGGACATCATTTACAGAAACTTCTCTGCTTTTGCAGTTATCAAAAGTTGCTTTCTTGTGTCCAAACAAAAGTCTTACTCCCTCAAGATAGAGGTATGGTGTTATAGCATCAATTTCCACGCGCCCATAAAGTTTCCTCTGTACCTCTTGTGACAGGACATAATTTGCCTCTTTTCTAATCCATGACATGTCGATCTTGCAATCCATTATTCGCCTCCTGCTTTGAAATTATACACTGGTTTGATGAACTCTACAACGTCTACAGTCTCTTTGATGTTCTCAAGAATAATATCCTTATCCTTATAAGCATCAGGAGACTCGTCAAGAGTTCCCTTATTTGCTGTAGTAGTATATACTCCAGAGAGTTTCATTTCCTCCTGAAAGTAATCTACATCCAACGTAGCCTTTGCCTTAGAACGAGAAAGTATCCGTCCCGCACCATGCGGAGCCGAATAGTTATACTTCTTACTTCCTTTACCCACACAGATAGCGAGACCGTCACGCATATTGAACGGGATAATAAGTCTCTGTCCTTCTTCGGCTTCGGTAGCACCCTTACGGATCATACCGTCATCCCCTATGAAATTATGAACTGATATTACTAAATCTTCGTAGTCCTTATTGAAGAACTTAGTAATCCTCTCCATCATAGCATTGGTATTAGCTCTTGCATATTCTACTCCAACAAGCTGATCTTCAATATACGCCTTTCCTTCTGGAGAGTCAACTAGCAGAAACGGAATTCCTTGCGTATCAGCTCCATACCGACGACATACTGACTCTGCCACACCACCGTAGTATTTTGCTATTTGCAAACCAAAGTTACGTGATCCTGAATGAACCGTGACCCAAAGATATCCCTCTGAATCATACCCCGCTTCAATGAAGTGGTTCCCTCCACCAAGCGTCCCTATAGAACGTGATACTCGTGCTAAATCTGCCCCAACACGTAATGCAGTGGGTGCCCAGAAATTAAGATTTGAGATCTTATTATTGATATTAAATCCAGATGGTATATTCTCGTGGATGAACTTGTCAAATGCGGGAAGGTCAAAATTATCTACTTTGAACTTAGCCGAACGCATTTGACACCCAATATCAACACCAACTACTGCGGGGATAATCCTGTCATTCATCTGCATAGTAAATCCTATACATGACCCTGCACCTGCATGGCAATCTGGCATGATAGCTATATACGATCCTGCAAAAGACGGGTTATTTACAAACCCTTGAATTTGCGACCGAGTGGATTCATCCACGGTATCTATCATAACATTTGCTGAATTGTACTTTCCTTTAATTATCTGCATACTTACCTCCTATTCAACTTCTTAGATAATATCACATATACCTTTCTTTGTCAATACTTATTTACATATTTCTTCTAGTAAAGTTCCACCAAACAGTAGGAGAGGCTTTCCATCTAAGATGGTACTAATTAATTTATTTCTTGTCAATAGCCCCTTAATTCTTTTACCATCCACAGTCCCTTTCGCTACAAAATATATATAACTAAGGGGATTTGATTTCTGAGGAAGCCATATGCGTTGCTGTGCCTGTTCTAAGTCACCGGGGACAAAAGGAATTTCTACAAAACAAGCTATATCCGCAGCAGCTAGTGTAATACCTTCTTTAGCAGCTTGAATATTACCTATAAACATTAGACACTTAGGATCTGTATTGAACTTATCTATAGCTTCCTGCCTTTCCACCATAGACGTTTCTCCATACATAAGGACACTTTCTTTCTTAAACGTCTTATGTAAATCCTCAGATACAGTTTTATGCCATGTGAAAACAACGACTTTTTCTCCAGTTTGCAACAGATCTTGCAACCATTCTTTTATTTGAGTAGCCTTTCTACTATATGAAAGGGATGTGAATTTTGATAGCTTTTCATTTACTTGTTCCTCTGTAATGCCCGGATGCTTACTTGCCCACACCTTAAATTCTTCTAATTCTGCTTCATACTCATCTTGATCTATCTCCAGCTCAACAAACTCATGTGACTCTTTAGGGAGATCTGTAAATACATCCTCTCTACGACGACGAAACATAATCTTGTCTAGATGCTCGAATAGTTCTTCTTCATGAGAAAGACCATCAAAAGTCATCCCCCATCTAGTTCTTGCAGGAGCACAATATCTCCATTGAAACTTATATTGATTGGGGAAATGCTCCGGGAGAAATACATTCAGTGGCACAAATAACTGTTTGGCAGAAGATGTAATGGGTGTGCCACTCAAGAATATAACATGCTCTGCTTTCTTAGCTATATGGTAAAAAGCCACCGTACATTGTACAGGTACTCGAATAGTCTTTCCATCTGTGCCTTTCTTTGAAAGGGTTGTATTGCTTATGCGATGACTCTCATCAACACAAAGTAGTCCTATAGATTCAAAACTATCCATATGATCATGCAGGATGTCATAATTAATAATATATACGTCTTTCTTAGGTAATTTATATGGCTGTGTGCCTGTGATTATATGATAAGAAAAATCCGTCCATTTTTCTACTTCCCTGCTCCAGTTGATCTTTATAGACGCAGGGCAACACACCACCATAGGTAGCGTATTTTTGTGTAATTTAGCATAACACAACGCCACCAGTGTCTTTCCGAGGCGGGCAGCAAGGGCCAGAATACCCCTACCTTTTACCGCTTCGAGGAACTGTATAGCCTCTTTTTGATAGGGACGCAATCCCTGTGGTAGGTTAGTAAAGTCCACCGCTACCTGTGGTGTGGGTGCTTTTACTCGTGCTACATGAGGATGTAATAGTTCTGCTATTTCTCCATAAGGGGAAAAGCCAAACTTCTCTAATTGTCTCGAATTCTCTATAGAAAACGGGACAGTCCATATCTTTTCTTTAGGATCCCATACCTTACCAGCTATAGACTTTATCTGGTTTATAGTGGCAAGGAATTCTTTAGGTGGGACATAAAAGTCTAGCTCAATTATGTCTCCGTTCTTAGTCTGTCGTTTCATTTATCCCCCCAATCAGGAGAAGCACCAAGTTCCCGTGCTTTCTCCAACCATTCTTTAGACCACAAAACATTATATGGAGAAACCTCTTTCATTCCGTATCCCCATAGTTCTATAATCTCATAGGCACCGTTTATCATACTAATCATTTCTTGTGCTTCTTCCTGCGTATAAATACGTGGAGTTGGTTTTTCTTGTTTTCTCATATCCCCATTTCTCCTTTAAGGTTATTTATAAACGCATCTGAACAATCTGCTATATCCCTTTTATCGGGGAACTCTAAATCTACAAGTTGTACATCTGGTACTCCAAGAACTGCTAACCGCGTTCCAAGCATTCTACCCTTCTTTTGCGCAGCTTTTTCGCAATCAAAAAATATATATACATGCTTGTACTTAGCAAGTCTTCTTACCTGTTCCTCAGTAAAAGAAGTCCCTAAAGATGCTACCGCGCCGTCTCCCCACCTAAATGTGTTCATAGGCCCCTCTACAACCACCACAGTATCACCCTTAACATTCTGCTCGTTAAACAAAACACTCTTGGGATCTACAAGTGATTTTTCTATGGAGAGGGTGAGGTATCGAGGTATATCAGGTGAGTCTCTTATTATACGTCCTTGCCATGACACCACACGCCCGTCAAAATAAATAGGTATAATAATACGGAAAGCCCAATCCCCAAAGATTCCTCCCCAACGTAATCCGTACGTTGATGCCAGCATATCAGGATCAAAGTTACGACGTCTTAAATACTGTTTAGCTACCTCAGATAGAGGTTCAAAGTTAAAATCTAGCTGTGTGGCGTTCTGTCTCTTCTCAAGTCGATGGATAAACTGATATTCATCCCCGTATTGCTCCATGAGAGTATCATAGGGAGTTTGAGGACATACAGTCTTGAGGTAAGAACGTAAAGACATCCCACCAGATATCCAGCTATTAAGGTAGTTTCCGGCTATATTCCATGCAAGATGATATTCTGTATCTGAGGGTTTATTTACTACGTCCTGTAACCCCATCCATCCACGGGAGATCTGCTTACCTTCGTAAGAGTAATCTATCCCGTGGTCTTTACAGAAACTTTCCATATCAAATTTCATATGCTATTCGTCCAGATAAAAATCTGTTCCTATATACTTATCGTCCGTCATTTTTTTAGCTAATGCTTCCAAGAATTCGATAAACTCATGAGAGTTGAAAAATTCATAATCTTTGACATATACTTTTGTAGTCTTCTCAAATCTAAATACTCTATCTGGAAATGCTTTTTTAACTTCACCCTCTACATTCATAGTATACCTCCTAGATAATCAAGGGGTAGACTTGCTACCCCATTTCTTTACTCGTCCGTTTCGATATAATCCAGAACTACTTTATCTATGGCCCTAGAACTTGTCTTTCCTGCATCATCGACAATAGAAATAGTCTGTGCCATAAGATGTCCTCTGCCTTTCACATATGTCCCGTTCTTAATACGTGATTCATACTTAGTAGACAGGGGATCAAAAACTACCACAGGATGGGGGTAATTCCTTTCTTCACCTTCACTATTATATTTCTTACTCTCTATGGTGAAATTAAGTGCTACTTTTCCACCATTATCAGACTTATAGATGTTACCAGTAATAACACCCTCAAGCAATACCAGATTCTCATCATTAACCATAAGTATACCTCCTTAGTATATCGCGTCTTGTATTATATTGGAAGGTTCCTTTTATTACAACCTATACCCTTAATCTTCTTTATCTGTTGTATCACAAAATATTTCATTGAATTCGCTCTCAGTAAAATGATTCCACCACGTTAAATCATTGTATTCGAATAATATAGCAAACCAACCCGGTTTGGGTCTAACTGATAATTCTTCTCCTAGACAATATCCTCTTGCATATAAACAAAGCTCATCTTTATGAGAAACCAAACTTTCATATCTGTGTGGCCATCCGAATATTGTAGAAATACTCCCACCCTCCCAAAGAAAATAAGTGAAAAGTTGAGAATCTATTTTAGGAATTTTTGATTTCATACTCTTCTACCCTATTATTGTGCGCTATACAAACGTCTAAACAATTCTGTTTGCATATTTTATCCTGCTTTGTATCTGTGTTATCAAACCAATCTTTTCGTTCTTTACGAATTTGCGCAAGCGTTTTACCATAAACATCCCCAATAGGTGCCCCCCGCTCTCGCATATAAATTACACAAGGAAAGTGTTTCCCATGCAGAACTACCATATCATCTTTAACTAAATGACACCTATTACAATCTGAGTCTTTTATTCCTCGCACATGGATACCATTCTTAATATTGTTAATTCGGTAGTTCAATATCTTATAGTTTGTCTTTACGTCTACTTCCAGTCTGTGATTTGACTGAGCAGAAGGGATAATTCTGATGTCAGAAACCCCCAAGGATGTTGCATAATCAATAATCTTATTCAACTCTACGTTGTTCTGTTGGTCGAGAACTACACCCACTGATACATAAGTTAACTGACTTAATTCAAAAATCATTTTACTGATATGGTCGAATCTACTTGTGGTACCAGCCATAGTATCAGCAGTGGAAGCGCAGCATGCATCAAGCGAGATTGAAAAATCATTTACCCCCACCTTAAACAACTCTAAGTATGTCGCAAAGTCTGCACTTCCATTAGTCGATAGTGCAATATGCTTTATAGAAGGCTTTGATTTAGTATAATGAACTAATTCAAGCAACGGTTTCCAAACAGTGGGTTCACCACCAGAGAACCTAACGTTCTGGATGTTACCACTCGCCCAAATATCAATAACCTCTTTTGCCTGATCAAGGGTCATATCCCCCTGTAGTTCAGGGACGATGCCCCTACAATAAGGGCATCTGAAATTACACCTGTTTGTAACAATTAATTCACATCTTTGAAGATCACTTTTCCAAGAAACCTCTTTTGCTCTTTTATCAGATAAAGTATAAAACCCAATGTCCTCCATCTTCATAACAAACCCCCTTAATCTTCATCTTCCTCATATATAGAATAATCATATTGACTGAACGGAGATATCCACTCAGCCACCTTCTTAACTCCCACAGGATTGTCATTGTACCAATCCCCAACTCGCCTATGTTCTCTGATAAATTCTTCTTGTTCTGTCATCAGAGATCCTTTATATATTCTATAGCACAAATAAATTCCACACCGCACATAGTATGAAACACAAACCGCTTATGCATCCCCGGCACATGTACAAAATCCCTCGACTCCGTAAAGTCCAAATCCAGTTGTCGACACAACTTCTTAATCTTGATCCTATCAGATTTATCCACGAACAACGCCTTTTGTTGTGCTGGTTTCTGTGTAGTAAGCAAAGAATCCTTCTCTATAGGCAGCGGGAGAAGTATTCTATCAGATAACCAGAAAATACTTTTCGTCCCCGGTATCCTTACCAAGTAAGATGTTTCATTACGGACATACACATTTTGTGCCACCACCATCCCGAATCCACACGAATTAGGATGTCTCTCGGCTTCCACTACAGCAATAATAACCCCCGCACGTTCTAATAGCTTATCTGCACGGGGTTTTATTACCCAATAAACTTTATCATTCACGGAAAACATCTGTTGAACCACCTTTTGCTGCATTTACTGTAGCACATATAAATAGATTTGTCAATCCCTTCCTTGATATTTTGTTGTAGGAGTAGGTACTTCTGTAAGAGCATGCTCAGTATAGATATTGGCTACCTTAGTGTAGAAATCACGGATGGCCTCTATGGTATCTTTCTTTTTACACAATTTAGCCAAGCCTACAGCAATGAGTTCTATATCGTCGTCATCACATTTTTCCTCTATAGCTTCCATAAACACATCTATAGGCATATTCAAATCGACATTAAGTATCATATCTGTCATTTATAACTCCTATTATTAAACCCAAAGATCATTCGACATATTGTTTAGCTGTCGTTCGCATTCCTGTTTACGCTTGTTATCCGATGCCCATTTTTTCAAAGCCATCAGCCATTTAAGTAGTATTTTCATAACACCCCCTCCTAATACTCTAAATCTCTAACGGACATAGATGCCTTTATAACATCTCCCATAGATGCAACCTCTTTACCCCTCATTTGTTTCCTTAACCAACTATTTAACCCCTCGTTAAAGGAAATATATATACCTTCTTGCATACAGGCATAAATAGCAAAACGCTTAAAATTATCGTTCTTACTGTTTCCCATAGCCATATACTCTAAATCATTCTCAAGAGTTGTCTCTACATAAGGATCTGTCTGAGACTTCAACATCTTAACATAGCTATTCAGAAGTGTCAAGGGGGTAACTCTCTTGGTGTTTATCTTCTTGAGTGCTTCTCCCATATCATCTATATATTCGGCAAACTTACCATAAAGGTTAAAAAACCGTTCATCATAAGGTTTGAAGTGAGTGTAGAATTTCTCCTGCCCCGCTTTGTTCATTATCCTGTCATTTATACCAATCCGCGTACCTTCCGAATACGTTCCACCGTAGAAGATACGTAGTTCCGCAGGTAGTTTCGTAGGGTCAACTTTCTTAGAAGGTACGGTTTTATCTTTTGGCACTTCTTTCAGATATTGGTTAATAACAGGGGAGTACTTTCTATCAAAATGCATAAGCGCTGTAGCAAAACTGGGGGCTTGGGCATAAGTGTAATTATGGACGCATTTCACGATGTCCTCGTATGTCATGGTGTCCAACTGTGCCTGAGTCACTTTGCGTGTGAAATTCGTGCCATAGTGTGCTATTACAGACCCTTCTAGGAAGGTTTTTAGTATCTTGTCTGCGTTCATAGCATCTTTAGTATACCCATCTCCGCGCAGCTTCTTTACGTTACATTTAGCTAAGGCAGGAATATCCTTGGTATCCTCTACAAATTGTAAGAATTCCTTACTAGGAGCATATTCTTCCTCTGGTTCAGGTGGAGTAGGAGGTTCTTCATCATTATCATATTGCTCATTTTTCTCTATATGAGTATTATTTACTACTAATCTAGTAAGATGTTCTGTAGGATATATAGCCCTTAGAGAGCATCTAGCCACTTTATCCCCAAATAAATGTATTTTGATAAGTGGCTTTCCACATGAGGGATTTGCCAATTTATCCAGAAGATAATGTACTTTATATGGCGTATCTAATCCAAACGCACTAAACTGGTTAATAGCCAGAGATGAGGATATTTGTAGGTAAATTCTTCCCTCATATGAATATGTACGATGTTTACTCACTGCAAGAGGATCAGATCCATCTGACAGAGCCAATCGTACAGGCTCATAAAATTCAGATAGCCAAGATACCATCATAAATCCCATAGCACCTATATCTGTATATTCCTTACAGGCATCTATATTTAATCGGGGTATAGTGAAAAACTCATACCCCCGTTTTTCTTTTTGTAGTTCAGACATATATTATCTCCTCTAAAAAGAGAGTGTATCACAGGTATAATTACTTGTCAAGTGTTTTTACAAGGGTATACTTACGGATAAATTTGTATACAAGGTAGATAGGTTTTTCTCTACAAGGTAGATAGGTTTTTCTCTACAAGGTAGATAGGTTTTTCTCTACAAGGTAGATAGGTTTTTCTCGTACTATAACATATAATATATATAATAGGATAAGGTATATAATTAAGAAATATAGAGTACTATATTAGAATTCAGTGGAATTCTTGACAATATTTGGATTTCGTGTTATTATACAGAAGTAAATAAAAGGAGATACATCTGTATGTCACAGACAAGTAAATTTGACCAATATCTACCTCTGATAGATAAATATCTAGAAGATTATGTCTCTGGAGAAAAACCTATAAGTTTTGCCCAGTTTGGAGATATGTTAGCTATTCTTGTGCCTACGGCACCTGTTAGCACCATAAAGAACTTATGGCTGGCATATAATTACCTGTTAAAATACACCCTTCATCTGAAAAAGCAGGAAATACTGGTGCCGAACTTGGGGCGTATCTCTCCGGGGCAGAAAGGTGCATCCACTCCCGTGTTCACCCCTACCTTACATGCCCGTGATGCACCGAATTTGGCAAAGAAGATGTTTGAAAAGGTACAGAAGGGTAGCACTTGACCGCACAGTTCTCCTGTAGTAGGGTTGCTGTACGGAGAGCAATATATGCCGAAAAGACCTTTAGTGGAAGTAGCACTCAGAAAACCTCTTGAAGAACGTAAGTCTCTTCTGGAAAGCAACTTAGACAAGGTGTTTATCGCCTATATCAAGCGGCGCGATAAGTATGAGTGTGTTATGGGTGGAGAGCAGCGAGGATTACATATAGGATATATATTTAACCCCAAAGACTATCCTAATGTCCGGTGGGATCCTATGAACGCCCATCTTTTATCCAACGTCCAGTATACCCACTACCATGAAAGCAATCCATTCATATATCTTGACTGGTTTATAGATCACTATAGCTCTCTTGACCTCACATCCCTCCGTGCTCGAGCAGAAAGTAGAACACGACAATGGCCTATACAAACTATGATAGATATGACCAACGACTTTGTAAAGAAGACACGAGCAATACCAAAGGAAAAGCGCAAGAATGAAGAATGAACTTCAAGAGTATGTAGAGTCCGAGATTAAGACTATCCTACCTGACTATGACGACGACCTCTTAACAGAACTAAAGCTAGAACCCCTTGAGATTCTATTTGTATATAAGTATGTAAGTAATAATTTTGACGGCCTTGCTGCCTATAAAGAAGTGTATGGTGTAGATCAGAAACAGGCTCTCCCCCGCTATAAGAAACTCCTGAGTAATGAGAAGATAAAATCAGGGATAGATAAGCTCTTAGATATGATATGGGATGAGGCATGTAGTGTCCTTCCTGTCCAGCTATTACAAGACTTAAATGAGTTACGTAATCTGGACATATTTGACTATTACTTCTCTGATGGATCCCCTAGACCACTAGACAGCATATCCCCCGCAAAAAGAAAAATGATAAATAATGTCAACATGATGCTTGACAGAGATGGTGGAGTTCATATAACATACGACTTACCAGACAAGAGAAAGACTACGAGCACTATGCTAGAGATAATAAAGCTCCGCAGCGAGACTACTAAAGATAAAGAAGGTAATATAAACGATATGGAAACACGAGAGATGATAGATAGTATATTCAGCAAAGCACCTGCAAAGGTACTCACATGAAGAAGATGATAAATGATTTTTGTATAGAGTGCGGGAAGTTCACCTCGCATATACCCTACTGTGAGGATAGAGAGATTATGTGGCATGGTAAGCCAGTGACGTACTCAGAGACAGGAAGAGTATGTAGTGTGTGTGGCAACGAGACACAATCTGTGGAAGAGAATGACGAAAGTATTCAGCAGATTAAGGATGGCTATAGAAATGCCTATTAAAAATGTTCGTTTCATTTTGGCTTTTTTCGATTAATACACGGGAATATAGAAATAAATATTCAATTTAAAAAGACGAAAATTAATTATACAAAATAGATAAAAAATAAAGTAACAAAAACAAATAAAAAACATAACAAAGAAAATATATTTGATTCAATCTGACGAAAATTAATACAAAAAGAAACAAAGAAACAAAGGTAAATATACCTGAAATTAAAGATAAAAATGACAGATAAGTTTGATTAAAGTTAAGATAAAGTTAAGAAAAACAATATAAGAAAAACAATATAATAAATCCAGAAAATGAATAAAATAACAAACTAAAAAATAATAAATAAAACAGATAGTAAGAAAGAAAATATTAATTTACAAGGTAAAAACAACAAAAAGACTGCTGATAAAGATAAAAAGACAACAAATATAACACTAAAATCAGCAAAAAGTATTTTTACAGGAAAAAACGGGATTATTTTTATTTAATTTATATAACTAATTATAAAACGATAAAATTCAATAAAAAGTAGCCTTAAAAACAATATTTCCCTGATAAAAATCTGAGACCAAAAAGTTTTTGAAATTTTTCTCTATAATTATACTATACATGTATATAATGTATATACGACTGAAGTTCTTGTTGTTTTTCAAAGTAAATAAGAAGAAATGTAAGCCAGCTATATACTACTATCCTACTAGGAAATATCAGAATTGAAGCGAATTGATAGGATATAACGCAGCTTGTGTATAACTTGTTGACAAATTGTGCATAACTTATTGTATAGTATCATAATAAGACAAAAAAGTCAAGGGCTGTGGATAACTTGTGGACAACCGATTGTGGATAACTTGCGAATAACTTTGACCGGAAAAATTCACATATTTTGAAATTCTCCGTATAACGCAAAATTTGGGCATTTGTAGAAACTATATCGGCTCGTCGGTTTTCTCCGTACGTTGAACCATAGAGAATTCGCCTAAAGTACTGAATTTTAAGAATTCCATATTGTGTATAACTTTATAAGAAACATAAAATCAGTGTATATATAGAAGACAATAAAAATCGTATAAATTCGCTTAAAATAAACCTATAAATGTATTGACTCTCAATGCTCATATCATTATTATCTAGTATATCAAGGCAACCGGAAAGCCTATAAACCGGAAAGGGAAAAAATGGGAAAACACTTTGTTGATTATCCAATGGATACCGTAATTTTGTTACTTAATAAGGTAACAAAAGAAAAGGAAGGCCGGATTTTAGCACGTTGGACGGACTCGGGAATGTGCCGTGCGCTTGTCCAGTTGTATAGCGGAAATTCGTACAATGGAATTTATGTTGCTGGTGAAGGTTATGCCGGTGGATACGGATATGACAAGTTTAGTTCTGCCGTTGCCGATGCATGCCGAAAGTGTTACACTGATATATTTGAAAATAACAACTATAAAGAAGTGAAACACCCTATCAATATCGGCGATCATGAGACCATAAAATCGTTCGTATTCTGTAACACGCCTGAAGAGCGGAACGCAAAAAAACAAGAGGCGGAAAGATTAATAGCAAAAAAAATCATACCCATTTATTCTGGCGCCGGTAACACGGAGGAAGCTTTTTCTCTTTATTTTGACTATATGCAAGCGTTCTAAAGTCTACCTAGTAGACTAGATTTTGAGTTATAAGGGGATTATTATGAGTATAGCAACAAAACCAGAGTTGACCGAAGTAAACGGAAAACGGTATAAAGTAAAAAACGGTACATTTTTCCATGAAGATACACCAGATAAAGTGATTGACTGGCTTGAAACGTCAAAAGAAAGAAAACAGCGAATTCGCATTTTTTATGGTAAAGATAATAAATGTTGGAATGAAGAATTCGATGTTATTGGTCATGTTGACCGCTCAACGGGAACTACTAAAATCCCACTATTGATAAAGTCCGCACGTTCATATGGCGGGGGCGCTATTATGGATGATCGTATTGTTAGAATAGATACAAAATGTAGTAATGGTAATATTGTTACCGTGTATATTGATAATACTATACAATTTGACCATTTTAGTACTCAAGCAAGTGCTATTCCCGATTATGCCACTATGGTATACAATGATACTAAAAAAGAAGTATACGGGCATTGTAAGTCAGAAATTCAAGGTAAACATCTTGCCGACTTTATGAATGGTAAAAGGTGGACAAAATGAGAAAATTTCTAGTGCGAGGTAAACAGATTGCCGTTGAACGAAAACACGGTATCTTGTATTATGTTGACGAATTCGGGAATTTTTCTGAAATTCATAGTACCGAATTGAAAGAATGTACTAACGGTCAAAATATCATTAGCATTAATTCTGGCAATTTTGACGATACTGAATTTCACTTGCCGACTGATATAATACTCTATCATGATATAGTGGACGCTCAAAAAGTATATAATGAACTAAAATCTATTTTCTGGATTCAATAGGTTTTTTTACCTATTAACTTTATAGCAAGGAAACAAACATGGAAAATTTTATCAGGGTATCGGCAGATTATCAGAATCCTATGAAGGCAGACTTCTGGTATGAAACACACGAACAGTCTTTTTTTCCGTCAAGCTTTATTGATAAAGGAAAGAATATAGACAAATTTGTCAAAAAAGTACTAAACAAGAATAGCAAGGCAAAAAAGAAATTTACTCGCCTTGATATTGACCTATATACAAATTCCTATACTATACCGTCACGTAGTTTATGGGTTATTATTTATTATGCTCAGATAGTATATAGAAAATCTCCGGTCAATAGTACTTTAGAAGGTATGAATATTGACGAAACAGAATTTTACAGTATTATCAAGGAATTTATCGATACTGTGTTTAACAATAAAGGGGAATTTTGATATGGAATTTACAAGAATTGACGACACGTTTTTTATGGACGGTACAGAATTTGACATATTTGAAGTATTATGTAACACAAATATACAATATGCTTTTGAATATGGCGAACACGGTTATACTTTAGGCAAAGGAAAATTTGCCGTGCTGTTTGGTGATTGGAACAAAGGGAATTCTGGTATAGAATTCTGTAAAGCTCTTGACATTAATACTAGCAACGAAAAAACTGTACTAGATTTTTTCGATGCCGAATTTGAACTAGAATGGGGTGACGAATGGACGTCGTGCCACAGATGCGGAAAATTTATCCGTATTTCCCCGGATAGTTATTCATGGTCTCCAGAATATGTTATTGTCAACGGTTGTGAGCTATTATGCCTTGACTGTATTGATTATGACGAACTATTAACAGAGTATATAGACAATCCAAATAAGGCATGGTATTTCGACACAAAATATCTTGATAATGCCGAATTTGTGTTAATAGATGAAAAATGGCACATCGGAATTCTGGAAATATCGGAGAATCCGCAAACAGTTTACAAGGAACTAAAGGCAAAGCATCCAAACCATGAAATTCTATTCTGTATTGATAGTTGCGAACAATTCGGCGTTGAATTTGTAGCTTATAAAAGGACGGTAAAAAATGACGAATAAACAAGATAACACTTTTGAAAAAATGCCAAAAAAGTCTAGCAAGCCTATCAGCTTGAAACGTCTTGACGAAAAAAGATACAAAAAGAGAAAATAAACCGGATAGCCAGTATATAAAAATACTGGCTTTTTTTATTAAAATTCGTACAAAATAATGCATATTTTCCTTGCAATCCTTTATGTACTATGGTATATTTATATCAAGAGGTAATTGATATGACAACAGCAAACAGCATGTATAAAGAGTCAATGAACGTAGCCGTAGACAACTTCAAGGCTAATCTTGCAAAGTATAACGCACGTTACGTTCATTCAAATGACGTTATTATCAGTAAAGGGAAAACCCTTTACACTGTAAATCGTTCAAAGGTAGGCAAAAAATGAAATTTGATATCAGTAAATTTGAAGTGGTTTTCTATAATATGCTTTATACGGAACACTGTTTGGACGCTTCAACATTTGACAGAAAAGTATGTTATCAAGGTAGAGTACTACAGGTAAAAATGGAGAATTCGCGGATTATTTTGGTTATTGACCTATCCGGTCAAGAAAATATCACTCTTTATAAGGCGGGGGCACTGTGATATCAGATAGCGTAAAAATTGAAGTTAAGCAGAATTTGCGGAATTCTTTCAATGCCAATCAAGATAAGTACAATCAAGGCCGAATTTCAATAGAAGCATATGATATATTGCTTCACTTATCTGATAAACTTGTGTTCAGAACTTCATATTGGCAAGATAGAATTCATGCAAAGTATGGATTCTGTAATTTAGTTGACAGAATAAACCAAATTCGGCTATTTTGGAATATGCCAATAATGGATATTGATTATACATACTACAATCAAAGGAAGGTAGAAAAATGTCAGCTATAGTAAAGCGGGATACGGCAAAAAATGGCGGACGATTGATCATGTTTTTCCCTGAAACATATGATAAAAAAAGTATCGAGTATTTTACCTGTGATTGGTATCAGGGCACGGCAAGTTACGGATACTATCGGGAATGTAAAGCTACGGACTATAACACGCCCGAAGTACTAGAATTTGTGACACAGTATGAAAGATATATTCGTACTTTGCCCGATTATGGCAATACACGTATAACACTAGTAAAAAGGATACGAAAATGAATCAAGATAAACAAACAGTATTAATATACTTACAATCCATAGTAGCTATATTAAACCAAAATGCTAATTTTCCGGCGGATATGGAAATAATCAATAACTATCTTGCAATGGCCAAAATTTCCCTTGCAAGATATAACAATACAGTGTTAGAAAATGGAGTGCCCAAATGAGCAAAAAAACCTATCTCGTAACGTTTATTAATAGCGAGAATCTACCAGAAGTATTGCGCGCCAATATAGTAACTATCACGGAAAATGACGTAGCATGCTTTTGTGAATTCAATCCAGTTACTACTTTTCCGGCAGAGTATTTACAGTCTATCATGGCAGAAAGATAATGGGTACTATAGGCGAGTAAAGAAGGAATAGCACACAATAAGCGCAGTAATAACCCTAGACTAATAATCTAGGGTATTTTTATGCCTCAATCAGATTGCAGCAAGTGTGTCAATATGACACAATGTATAATAAAGTATATATGCAATAGACAATCCATAGTATAACGCTACTATATACACTGATATAGACCATGTATGCACACTATAAGACCTATGGTAGGAAGTAAGGGAATAGCAGACAAGGTATATAAAGTTATACCATAGTTCAACGTAATGTAATGTCCTGCAATTATCTGTATGTACAGTGATATCGTACATTATATATAGATATAATTATATAGATAAATATATATCGATTAGAATACCCAGTTTTAGTGTACTAGATGACTAATACACTTTGTTACTATCAACTAACATTCCTAGTGTCGGTCAAGAATATTATTTTCTACTGCACATAATGTGTATTCTGTCTACCGGTATTCGTAGTACTCTACATATAGTGCTATACTATGAGTAGTACGCTATGTATAGGCAAGGCAAGCAAGCGGACAAGAGGTCAAGTCATGCTATATATAGGGTATAAGAGGCGATGGAATCGCGGGGGGGCGGGTACCCCCCATGCCATGGGTGTGTGCTGTTGCGCCAGTCCCGAATATAATTTTGACTCCTTACTGGCTTTTCCCCAACCCACACCATCTATTTCTATAAAAAATACTATTCTGCTTCCCTTACTGCATTCCCCTTGACACACCTACCATCTTCGTGGTACAGTGTCATTATGAACATATTATTAATAGATGCAGATTCAACCATCCCTAACTTGGCCCTTATGAAATTGAGTACTCACCATAAAGCTCTTGGCGACACAATACAACTAGTATGTCTAAATATTCCATACTATCCAAACAGGAAAAAGACGCCTCACCATATAGATACAACAGCATACGACAGGGTTTATTGTTCCGTTGTATTCATGGGCAATAGAAAGTATATCTCTGGAAAAGGGATTATATATGGCGGCACAGGGTCAGGAGATATAAAAGCATGTCTTCCCGACTATATTGAGTGTTTGCAACCAGATTACACTTTATATGAGGAAAATACCTATAATTATGGGTTTATCACTCGGGGTTGTATCAGAAAGTGTTCTTTCTGCTTTGTCCCTGAAAAAGAAGGGATAATCAGACAAGTTTCTACTACAGATGCTATAGTAGGAGGAAATAATAGGGGTACGGTCTTTATGGACAATAATATACTTGCCCTCCCATCACATAAAGCTATATTATCAGAGCTTGTGGAGAAAAGAATACGCTGTCAGTTTAACCAAGGACTTGATATACGTCTACTGGATTCAGAAAACAGTGTGCTGCTTAGTAGATTGCGTTATATGAAGGAGTATATTTTTGCTTTTGATAATAAAGCATATTTACCAGTGATAGAGGAGAAATTACCCCTGTTGAATTGGCGAAAAGATTGGCAAATAAAGTTTTATGTTTATGTTCATCCATCTATGTCCTTAGAGGATACAGTATTTCGTATTATGTGGTGTGGGGATCATAAAATACTCCCTTATATCATGCGTGATATTTCTTGCTGGGGCAGCGTGTACTCTGACTTCTATGTGGATCTGGCGTCGTGGTGTAATCAGGTGCAATTCTTCAAATCCCTTACATTTGAGCAATTTCTTATAAAACGGTATCCTAAGAATCCTACCAGAGTAGATTCATCTATACGTCTATATAATAAAGCCCTCTAGCTTCCCACCTGAGATGCTTTTATGTAGGGTATAGGTGTGTTTTTTTATAAAATATGTATTTTCGTCTCCTTACTGGCTTTTTTCTATTGACACAGGCGTTTATATATGTTATTATCTGGGTATACCGGAGGTGATATAACAGCTAAAGAGTGTATTATAAGGCGATGTAAAGACTGTCATGAAGGTAGATCAGATTGCGGGAGAGAAGACTGCCAGTTGTATGGGCTTAAAAGAGCGGTGGGAGGATGTAATAGGGTCAAAGCAATAAGGGATTATTGCAGATGGTGTAGACAAGACCTTCCCAGTGCTGTCTGCACCTCTGTAAAATGCCCTATTTATGTGTATTTAGGCTTCACTGTTGAATCTACAGCAACAGAGAAGGGATAAAAGGTAAAAGTATACCAAGGAGGTATAAATGAACATAAAAGTAGGACAACCTGTATATGTAAAAAGTATAGGAAATGCTGCACGCCATAAAAAAGGAGAAGCGCTTATATCAGAGGCAGTTGTAGAAACTGTGGGACGAAAATGGTTTACTCTTGAAAAGTATTGGGGTGAACGGTTCTCTCTTGAAAATGGGTATAATGACGGAAAGGGATACTCTTGTAATTTCATTGTATACGAATCACGCCAACAGATTCTTGATGAACAAGAAGTAGTTGATAAATGCCGCGAAATTAGTAAGGGGTTTGAATATGGGCATAATATGCAAAAACTATCGCTTGAAGATATCCGCGTAATACACAAGATACTATTTAAGGAGTAGCCAATGTATATCCTAGACAAGAATACCGACTACTATGACTATTTCTCCCATATATACGGGGAAGATAAATCTATCACGTTTGACCGTCGAGGCTCTTCTATCATAAAAGATGTGATGTTGGTGGATTTACTGGACGTGGAGAGACGGACGTACGATTTGTATTCTGGTTTGATAATTAAGTAGACCCTGCCTTAACTCTATATATTAACAGTATCACAGAGTTTCCCTAGAAACACTTGTCCTCTCCTAGAGGAGATTATCCTTTAGGGGGGAGTGTTTCAGGAGCACGGCATCACGTCGTACCCTAGGCAGTAGAATAGATATCCATCTACATGCTTGACTGATTTATCAGAAGTATATCTTCTGCCTACTACTACGGCTCTGTCATCTACACTTGTCACCGTTTGCTATTTCGTAGGTTCTCCCTGTCTAGCAGCTATATTGGGGTATGACAGGTTATCCGAAGTTTCCCCTAGCTTTTCGTGTTCGTGGGCGTAAATATATAGAAAAGGTGAAAATAAGTAAAGGGATACCCTTGGTAGGGGTTGACAAGTACTTCTATCTGTGTTAAAATGGATAAATCAAGGAGATCAAACAATATGGAAATAAAAAAACGAGACTCTTTTCGGTCTCCGGGGAGAGATCTAAGTCATAGCGATGATATGTTACGTCTAACGGTTGTGCTGTCATATAGAGAGTATTATCTGATACAGAACCTTCTAGCAGAATATGATGTAGAAGTGGAGGAACGATATGAACAAAACCAAACAGCTTCCTTTGGAGGAAACTAATGAAATTTCAGAAACTACTTATTATGGTCACCCTATGGTTGGCCGTGATTCAGCCTTTTTTCGCAGAGAGGCCCGCCGATTGGCACGAAAGTACAAAAATAAAGTCTATCCTGACCCTTCGTGGAGACCAAGCGGAATTGCCTCGTGGCTTACCGCATTGTGTAGCATACAGCGAAAGCCGATTTATCCCCACAGCCAAGAGTGAGCTTGTAGATAATTTCCGTTCTGTAGGACTTATGCAGCAATACAGAAAATATATTGTATATGAAGTGGGGACTTACTCAGATATAAAATGGGAAGATTACAGATGGGACAACCCAGATCATTCTGCTATAGTAGGATGCAACCAGCTAGCAGCAAACATTAAATTATTTCATGGTTCAGTATATCTTGGCGTGCTCTCGTATACTTGGGGAGTAGACAACGTAAAGAATATGAAAAGCATTAAAGATATCCCGCCGAGATGCTTGCGTTACACAGAACAGATTTTATCTTTATTAGATCAATGGGACGAAAGTTGGTAAAAAGGGTTGACATCCCCTTTATTATAAAGTATACTAGAGAAAGAGAGATTAAGGAGGCTATTATGATGACAGCAGAAGACAGGGCAGCTTTGTATTTGAAACTTAAAACGGATGTATTCAAGGCTTGGGATGCAGGATTTGCAGAAGGTCTTGAACCAGCGTTTATGTTGGCAGATACCAAAGACTACGCGAATCAGGGAGACGGAGACAGTATGGATCACGTTCTTGATCTTTTCATGGATGATTGGAAGACATCCCGTGGAGTATGATACTCTAATTATCTGTGGGACAGCTAGGGATATCCTTGACGATGAACTTGCGGGCGCAGAGGTGTGGTCAGTGGGCATAACTAAACTTGAACAATGTAACCGTTATTACGAGCTGCATGGTTTGGAAAGTAAAGCACCAAAATTTACTTATAGGGATGTTCCTTTGAGTAAGATACATGCTTTAGGTTTGCCCCTCAAGAATACGGTATGTGTGATGTTGGCTTGTGCCATAGTAGAAAATAGGCACAAGAACATTAAACTACTTGCTACACCTTTGATGGCATCTAGCGAAAGGATAGCAGAGCGCCCCTCCGTAGCTTTTTTGGTGGGGTATGCCAAAGCTTTAGGATTTAATATCTTCTGGGAAGACGGGATTAATATAAATGGAATCTATATGGGAGGACAACTATGACAGTAAAAATTACGACAGATACTATGTGCCAGAGAAGTGGTGTAATCCTTTTGAAAGACGTTATCCTGTATAACGTACTTGATCTTAGTGGATTGTACTACGGCAGGGACAAAAAGGGTGAGGAACGAGCAGTGCTTATCAACGACGCAGCAATCATGCTGGAGGAATACGAAGATGGGAAAGAGCTACGCGGCTCGAAAACCAGTAAGCCAAAGACCTGAGTCAGATTTCTACCGCACGCCTGAAAGTCTAACACAACTACTTTGTGACACATACGAATTCGGGTGCTTTGATACGATCTACGAGCCTATGGCAGGAGACAATGCTATAGCGGATGTATTGCAGCTCAATGAATACGATGTAGTAACCGATGATATCAGAACTACAGGTAAGAACTTTCTTGAATTTGACGGAAAGGTAGAATACATAGTAACAAATCCTGCATTCAGTATATTCGACGAGACTATACAAAAATGTCAGGAAGTATGTGAGCATGGATATACTTTACTTGGAAAAACAAATTTCTTTGGTGCATATGGAAGGTATAAACAGGGTTTATGGAAAAATCTTAAACATGTGTATATCTTTAATAGGCAAGTTGACTACAGAACGCCACCAGAACAAAACGGACATTTCTGTGTAGGAAACTTGATTACAGGGTGGTTTGTATTTGATAAGGGATGGAAGCATGATTGTTGGAATACATCTATTATGGATGTACAACCGTGGGCTACTCTAGGTAGCTATGATAATTATACAAGGAGAAAAAATGACAAGATTTGATTCAGTTAAAGGTGAGCGTGTTCTTATGAATAATGTAGAAGTCCTTGAAGCAAAGCGGGGCGTTTCTGTTACATTCATCCATGAGGGGAGGAGCACATATGTGACAAATCCTGCTGGGCGAATTCGCTGTAGTAAGAAAGAACGGCTTAGGAGCAGATAAATATGGAGTATGAAACAGTTACTATACCAAGGATTACATATGAAAACCTATTATACAAAGAATCTGTTCTTGAGGCATTGCGTTGTGGTGGAGTAGATAATTGGGACGGCTATAGTGACGCATTACAAGTACTTAATGATGATGAATAAGGGTATTCCTTGACGAATATGAAGCTGGTGTTATAATGACACTAGCTTTTTTGTTTTTAGGAGATACTAATGAGTCGTACTAGCTTTTTCACTTGGGATAGAGTTGCTACCTTGGTGGAATACCCACATCTTATAGGACATCTTTGTGGCTTTAAGGATATGACAGAAGTCCATTCAGGGTGGATTAAATACGTACACGATAATAGACAAGATTGTGCATTAATGGCTAGTCGAAGTTCTTTCAAGAGTACAGCTATGGTTATAGTTGGTGTGATCTACCGTCTCATGCGAGATAAGAATGAAACTATTTGTATTATGCGTAAAAGTTATAGTAATGCCGCTGAAGTACTCCGTACTATAATGAATCTTTGCGAATCCCCCATCATACATGAGCTTCTTACCTTCTGCTGGTTTGCTATGAAAGATAGCAGGATCCCAGACAAAGCAGAATGGCGTTTCAATATAAGAAAAGAAGGAAGAATCAATCTTTCTGTTAGAACCTCCTGCTCACCAGAGCCTACGGTTATGGCAGTAGGGATAGATAGTAATCTTACAGGTGTTCACGTTGATGTCCTTATAGCAGACGACGTTGTAACCCTTCAAGACCGCCTCTATCAATCAGAGCGAGACTATACAAAGCTTGTTATGGCTGAAGCCCGTGGTAATATCGTTAAAAAAACAGGATACTCCATAATTATAGGAACACCATATCAGAGAGAAGATTATTGGTCAGTCCTTGAGGCAGAAGGAATTAATATTCCTAAGTATCCTTATCAAATGCTCCCTTTCATCAAAGAAGAAGAAATAGAAAAAGCCAGAAGCGTCATGTCCCCAGCATATTTTGCTTGTAACTATGAATTGTCATACAAGAATGAATCTGACCAGATATTCTTTGATCCTCATATGGGCAGATGGAATAAAGCGCACAATAAAAGAGTATGTGCACATATTGATGCTTCTTATAGTGGTACAGATACTACCGCCCTTACTATAGCAGCAGAAATGCCAGATGGAAAAGTGAATATGGTAGGATTTGTCTGGCACGAACATATTAAAGATATTATTCCTAAGATCTTCATGCGTCTCCAGCAATACGACGCACATACAGTATACTCAGAACAGAATTCCGACAAAGGCTACACCCTTCATATGCTTGAAGAGCATCCGTTGGCTAAGACGTTTATGATATACCCCGAACTCTATAATGAGTCTATGCATAAACAACTCAAAATAGCCTCTGTCCTTAAAGATAAATGGGATAGTATTATATTCGCAGAAGAAACAGACGACGAATACCTCCTGCAAATCACAGACTGGTCAGAAGACACCAAGTATCTAGATGACTGTCCTGATAGTGCTGCCTCTATACTTCTCCACGGTGGATTCTCTATAGGGGGGGATTGGATGGCTCTTTATAACTAAGGGTATAGCTTGACAGTTTTTGGGCTTACGCCTTAATATGGTTTCATATATTCACAGGAGGCCCTTGTGCCCGAAGAAACTGAAAAACGTAAACCCGGAAGACCCAGAAAGGTAATTCCTGCAACAAATATAGTAACCGAAGTATTCCATGAGGATGGTTGGGATAATATGATCATAGGTCTTGGTCAAGCCCAAGATAGATCCCAATATACCACCTACGGGAATGC